CAAGTCTTCCGGTAAGATATCTATAATCATCCCAACTTTTACACAATCCACTTAGTATAGACTCTTCAACTTGCTTTTGTCTACTAATTAATTGATTTTTGTAATGAGTAAAAAAATTTTCTATGCGCATGATTTCATTTGATCCGATAATTTTTTACAGCGATTTGGAGTTTGACGATTCCATTTCGAATCCAACATCTCTAAACTCGCACCTTCAAAATTTCGGTCCTGCAGGCATTTCCACATATTTGCAAACTTGGACACGCCTGTAGGCCCAAGTTGAAACACCATCTCCGTAAGAGTGTGTTGAGCAGTGGTTGGTAAATCGGTAACACCATTTTGTTCCATAAGTGCTCTAGCTTTACCAATCGCATTGTTTAAATCTTTATCAAATACCTCTTGTAGTTCTTCTTTTGAATATGTTTTGCCTTCTTCAAAATTATCTTCATGCACAACTTTATGACCCCAGCCTATCGTAGCGAACCCTTCGGTATCCTTGTATATGTGATCTCTAAAGCCTTCGGATAATTTTACTGATCCAGCTAATTCGTCGTATGTCATTTAGCAATTCCTTTCGCCTTCTCGAAACTTCTCATGCCGGCAACCCCGAGCATTGAAGTGACAATTGCTAGTAAGGGCCCAGTCTCGATGGCAGGAGGCACAATATCCATTCCTGAAAATTTTGCATACCACTCAATACATGGGGATAATATAAAAGCAAAAAATAAGGCAAGGGCTCCGCACCAACCTATTGCAGGTCGCCAGCCAGCAACGAATACGCTGCGATGGCTGGCTTCCTTTGCATTAACATCTAATTGTTTTTCTGCAAGCTTTTGTTGTAAGCGTTGCATTAAAATCTTTTTATCTAATTTCTCTTCCTCACTTGTATGAAGTTCATCGACAACTTTTGAAATGGTCGCTAAGGCTCCGCCTTTTCCACCACCAAGTAAGCCACCGATAAGATTAAGCACTATGCTGCTCCGCCTGTCATCCAGCTAATTATCCAGAGAACAACGATCGCTACAATAGCGGCTTTTATCCAGTCCTTCATTTTCCAATCCGACCATTCTTTAATATGGTCCCATAGATCTTTTAATAGGTTCATAAAACCTCCTTTGTTAAAGTAGCGAAGTATACTATTTTATGCCTTTAAAAGCTACTTTTTTAATTTGCATTCTACTTGTTTGACCTTGTGGGCCACTTCCTTTATTATTTTTTTCTACAAAAGGAGAGAAAACTTGCTCTGCAGTTGACGCAACTTTTGTGTTTGGAAACGGATTTTTTTTAGGAACAATCGTCATTTTTGCATTTTTAAACTTCATTAATACCCTCTCTTTGCTATACCAAAACCTCTTTTGGCAATTCTTGTTCTAGATGATTTTTTTACAATACCACCTTTTTTCATTTTAATTACACCTTTACCCATTAAAATATCTTTTTGAGTAACTTCACCATCACCTGATAAATCAGGGAAACCACCTTTTGCTAGTTTAGCAATTGAACCACCTGCATCACCAGGATTTGCTTTTGATTGTGTTTTACCTCTTTTAATTGGATTTGCTTCAGCTATTTCTTTTTTTGTTTTTCCACCTGCAAGTGAACTACCTACTTCTTTATCTTTTAATTTTTCGTCTTTTAAAGATTTGTTTATTTGATCTTTTTCGTCTTTATTCAAATTACCAACTAATTCCATAGTTTTTTCAGAGGCAAACTTAGCTAAAGTAGATATACTTTTTCCCGTTGGGTGAGCTTCAAGTAATTTTAAAAAAGCTTTTGTAGCAGTTTGTAAATTTTTGTCAGACATGGCTAATGTATAGTTGGTTTTATAAGATTTAGCAAGTCTCTTCCATTATGATCCATAATTTTTTGAAACTCTATCTCTGATAAGTTATTATGATACAATATTTTAGCTACAGCCATCATGGACCCCGCTAAAAGTATCTGATCTTCTTGATTTTTAGTAGTTTGATCACAAAATGCCAATAAATTATCAAAAAATTCTTGTAATCTGTCAGTTGCAGTATTCATATTGTTAATATTAGACACAATCATCAGTTTTACAACTAAGTTTTACGTTTTTTAGACTTCTTAGAAGCAGAACCACCCTTTTTAAAACCTTGTAACGATGCATATTTAGGAGGTTGCACTCCTGCTTTAATTAATTTTGCAATATCTTTTGGATCTATAGATTTTTTTCTATTTTTAAGTTGTTTTCTTAATCTACGTATCTCTGCTGTTGATAATCCTGCTGCCATTAGTTACCTTTCTGCTTTGCTAAGTTAACATTTGCTCTTAATTGAGCAATATCTTCTTGTGATTGTATTTTTTCTCTAGCAATTTTTTCTTGTTCATCAATTTTTTCTTTATCTAATTCAAAACGTTGTTGATCATCAAAAGCTCTTCGTTGTATTTCTGACTCTTGAATGTCTAAATCACGTTTTTTAAGCTCAAGTAATGGATCAGCTTGATTAGCTTCTAAATATTCTTGTTCTTCTGCTACCATTTCTTCAGTTCTTTTTGCAACAAGTGCAGCAATTTCTTTTTCATTTTGCATTTGGAACTGTTGCATTAATTCTGGTGGGACTTGTCCACCAAATTTCATTGCTTGTTCTTGAATGAGTGGTGCATTCTTCGTTTCAATTTCTTCTTTTGCTTCTTGTGAAATATGATCAGATACATGACTTTGTAAAATTAATAATATTTGCGGATTGTTTTTTACTAAATACGACGACATAAAAGCACGATGAGCATTAATATGTTCCCTGTGATCTTGACCCGGGAACACTTGGAAGGGAATACCTTTGAGTGAGTTAGAATTTTCTTTTCCAGGATCAAGAGGGACAGGAGGTTGTGGAGGCGGGAGGATTGCTTCTATACCATCCACACCCAAAGCCATATACATTCTTCTATATGCTTCGTAAATATTATGAATCTCTGGATTACTTTGAGCTAATTGTAATTGTGTTTGAGCCAACGATATACGTTGAGTCATCGAAAAGATATTTGGATCACTTACAGGTATTACATCAACACGATCATCAAAGTCTGCTAATTTAATTTGTCTATTTCCACCACGTACAGCGTACGGATATGTTGGTGGTAAGTATTCAGCGAATACTCTTGCTAAAATTTTAAACTC